AAGTAAGTTAGATAATATTTTGGGGAATTTCTCATCGCAGACCCTGATGAGATAAATGCCGGGAATGAGATGAGTGGGAAGGTGTAAGCTGATTTGCTGCGTTCGACTCATCGAAAGGAACCCAAACGATTTGCCCTGCTAAGGGATACATCGCTCCCCAAAGCAAACAAAAAATTAAACCAACTACGTTTTTCTTCATATAAATAATTGAATTTAAGTTAAATACATTGGTGGAATACATTCATCCCCATCAAATTCAAATATAATACTTTTATGAGCACAATTTCATAACCCCAGTTAAATTTTTCCCTTTGAAGAAGGAATCCATTACAAAAAGAAACAGAAATTCTACCTATCCAGAAAATAAGTTATAACAAATAGATAAGCTGGGGATTGGGCAAAATTTTTTAGGATGAAATTCGAATAACTGTAAATCAGGCTAAATGATTTTTCAAGCCGCTGAACCAGATAAAGATAAACAACCTCCTGAATACTTATAATAAGATATACTTGATACTTGAGATAAGAGATGATTTGGTCTTCGATTCTCAATGATAAAATGCCACTTTCAAGCACGGAAGAGTCAAAATGTGTTTATTTTGCAAATCATTTTATTGGCTTTTACAGATGAAGCGATACAAAGACCTTTTTTTCGACCTCGACGATACCTTGTGGGATTTTAAGCGTAATTCGGAAGAAACCTTGAGAGAATTATATCATGAATATCTGGCTCAGGAACTGGGGAAGGAAAATTATGCACAATTCATCTTGATCTATCATCGTATCAACGAAAGGTTATGGAATGATTATAAACTGAACAAGATAAAAAAATCGGTGGGCTTGAACAAAAGATAGACGGGCTTCAAGACTCTTTACTGAGTAGGACTACGGAAATGGCGACTTTGATTGAAGAAAATGCAAAATTGAAAGCGGAACTGGATACCGTCAGTAAGAAGTTAAGCGCGCGCGACAAAGATGTTGAAAATCTGAAGAAAGCACTCACCGAAGCGAAATTGCGCATTACTGAATTGGAAAACGCTATGAAAGCGCATGAGATGTAAGGAGTACCAAAAAGTCCGTTTTCAACACTAATATGACCTTGAATAACACCATTTTAGACGATTTAGACGAAAAAGAGCTTAAATACGTTATGGCGCGCATTGACGCCGAAAGTAACGCCGAAGCTCTTCGCGTGTCTGGTTTGTCGAAAGGCTGGCTACGCGCAAGAAATGTAGCAGACTTGAACGCGCGAGCGGAAAAAATCCGAAAAAATAAGGCGATGCAGGCAATCATGGATTTGAGTGGCTTTTTGAAGGAAGCGATTGAAGTCAAGGGTGCTGGGTTGAAAGCGCGCGATGAACGGGTGCGGCAATCGGTGGCGACTGAGATTATTGAGAGATTTTTGGGAAAGCCTTCGGCGTCAGTAGCGATTGATGTCAGTGAAGATAAAAGCAAGTCTGAGCATGAGGCATTGATGGACGCGCTTAAGGAGTGGCGAGATGCTAATCAAGACGTTTAGCAATAAGCAGATGGAAGTCTTGGCTTTTGCACTTGATGACCGCCCTATTCTTGTTGCGGATGGTGCGGTGCGCTCAGGTAAGACGGTTGTATTTTCTATGGGCTTTGTTATGTGGGCGATGGAAAATTACGACCAGTCTAATTTTATTATTGCTGGCAAAACTGTAACGTCTACTGAACGCAATGTGATCCGCACGATTCAGACAATTGATAACTTCCCGTATGACACCAGATATGTTAGGTCCGACCGCAAGCTTATTGTGAACGGAAACGGTGGGCGCGAAAACAGTTTTTATGTGTTTGGTGGCAAAGACGAATCATCCTATGAGTTGGTTCAGGGTTTGACAGCACAAGGGGCGTACTTCGATGAAGTTGCGTTACAACCACAGTCTTTTGTTGATCAGGCAATCGCGCGAGTATTGGCGAGCGATGATCCGAAAATTTACATGAACTGCAACCCTGAAAGTCCAGGGCATTATATTCATCAACAGTACATTCTTACTGAGCGACCGGATGTCAAGCGGATGCATTTTACAATGAGCGACAATCCGATCATGACACCCGAAAAGATAGAGCGTGCTAAAAGGATGTATTCGGGGGTTTTCTACCAACGTTACATTCTTGGTCTTTGGGTGCGCGCCGAAGGTCTTATTTTTCAACAGTTTGCGGATAACCCATCTAACTGGCTCATTGATGAACTTACTGAGTCAGAAAAGAAGTCATTGCGATTCATAACGTTTGGTGTAGACTATGGCGAAAATAAATCACACACAGTCTTTGTAGCAACTGGGTTCAACAGGAACGCAAGTAGCATTTACGCCCTTGCGGAGCGAAAGCTTGACAGTAAAGGAATTGACCCAGTAGCGATCGAAAATGCATTTGTGGAGTTTGTTCGTGATGTTATGCGACTTTATCCAGGGGTGCGACTGACATACGCTTTCTGTGATCATCCTGAAACAATAACGAACGGTATTAACAAACGGCTGCAAAAAGAGCGGCTGCCATTGGTCGCGGTCACTGCCAGAAAAGAAGAAATCAACACGCGTATTTACGCGCAAGACAAAATGCTTAATTTAGGAATTATGAAAATTCATAAACGTTGCCCCATGCTGGTTCACAGTCTTAGCAACCAAGTGTGGGACGAAAAGAAAACAGGTGACGTGCGCCTTGATAATGACCCTGATATTGCGGACATTGCGGACGCGTGGGAATACAGCTGGCAACCGTTCATTGATGAAATTGGAGTGAGATAGTTATGAACATTGGACATGTTATTGACGCAATAAAGCAGATTACAAAACGCGATATTCACAAGTCCCCGATTTATGAGAAGGTCGCCGAGTGGCGCACGTGGCTTGATGGGAACGTGAAAGGTTTTCATGAGTATCAGGCGATGACGGACCTGGTGAACAAAACCTACACAAAAATCAGGCGCTACAAAACAGACATGCTAAAGCGCGGATCTGAGGATTGGGCGTCATTGCTTTTGAACGAAGGCACGCGTATTGAGCTTGACGATAAGGCGAGCGAGAAATGGCTGCTTGGCGAAAATGGATTGGGCGGTGTGTTGGACGATAACGCATTCAGTCGCAACGCCAATGAGTTGATTGTCACTTCGCGCTGGTCTGGAACAGGCGCGTTTGAAGTGTACGTTGATAATATGCAAGTCGCAGCGGATGATAGTGCGAAGTTGCTGAAGGGTGACAGTATTGGTATCAACTTCTTACCTGCTGACCAGATTTTCCCGATTTCTCACCGTAACGGCATTTTGAAGGAAGTGGCATTCGCGAGCGACAAAGTCGTTGATGGCGAAAAGATGACCGAAGTCACGATGCACATGCTTGAAGGTGGGCAATACACAATTACGAAATTTTATATCGGCGATGACGGTAAAATTGTTGGCGCGCCGGTCGCTATTCGCACGCAGTCGCCAAAGCCGTGGTTCAGTATCGTGCGCAAGTCTGGCTACAACCGTTATGACCCTGACAGTCCGTTTGGCGTGTCCATAATTGACGGGTCTGAAGATGTGATGAAAGGGCTTGACGCGGCTTTCGATAACTTCATTCTGGACTTTCAACTCGGTAGAAAAATGGTGTTCATGAATTCGTCTATGTTTGCTGAAGGTGTGGACGGACGGATGATCGCGCCACAAATGGCGGGTGCTAACCTGTTCTTGAACACCGGTGACAGCATAGCGGAAGGCAAATTCATTGAGGAATACAATCCGAAAATTCGTGTTGATGAAAACGTGTTAGGACTTCAAAAGATGCTGGACTTATTCGCGTTCAAAATTGGGCTTGGCGAGGGCTTTTACCGTCTGGATAAAAGTGGTGACATCCAGACTGCTACTGAGTTTATCGGTTCAAAACAGACGCTAATCAAGAATGCCGCCAAAGAGATGATTAGCATTACTGAGGCACTGGTTCAGATTGTTGAAGCTATCCTTTGGATCGGCGAGTTTGTTCTGCAAGTTCCAGGAGTTAAAGCAGATGCGATGGTAACGGTGTTACCAGATGATGGCTATTTGACAGACGAATACACGGAACGCCGAATGTGGCAAGAAGAAATAGCGCAAGGACTGCGGTCGCCTGTTGAATATCGGGTGCGTTTTTACGGCGAAAGTGAAGCGGACGCGATTGAAGCGATAAGGAAAATGAGAGAGCAATATCCAACAATAAGGCAGCTTATTGAGCAGCGAGATGACATTTAATGACTGATATTCAGACTTTTGATGCCGCAGCGGAACGAGCGGCGAACAGGTTAGCGCGCGAAAACAGCCGCATTTTAGAAGTGTTAGGAAAGCGCATTGCTAAAATCAGAAACTCGAAAAAAAACACTGAATCAGGGCTTAGGTTCGAGTCTGAGGCGGAAGCCAATAAGCTACTGCAAAGCCTTGATCATATACTGAGTAAAGCGGTCGCAGATGGCGAGATGATTGTGTCTCAAGCCGGTGAACTGGCAGGAAGTCAGGCGATTGCCTTTTTTGAGCATCATGGATTGGGACTGCAGCCGCAACAGAGAGCCGCGCTCATTGAAAATATGCTGGCAAGTGTTCAGCAAATAACTGGTGGCGCGTTTACTAACCTGGCTAATACGTCCGCAATTGGTGTCCGGTCGGTTGGGTTTGATGGAGGTGTTGTTTACCGAGGCTTTCGCGAGGCATACATGGACATAGTAGACAGAGCGATTGTGGATATGGCAACAGGTGGCGGTTTTGAACCCACATTCAGGCATGCACTAAGACAGTTCGCGGATAGTGGTGTGCGCATGGTTGACTATGCGTCCGGTTGGTCGCAGCGGCTGGATAGCTTTTTGAGACGGTCTATTTTGGATGGCGTGCGTGATATTTGGCAGGCGAATCATAACAGGGTCGGCGCGGCGTTCGGAGCGGACGGGGTGGAGCTTTCCGCTCATGGCGGGTGCGCGGATGACCATTTGCCATATCAGGGTAAGCAATTTACTAATAAGCAATTCAAACGGCTGCAGAGCGACTTGGAGCGTCCGATTGGTTACTGGAATTGTCGCCATATCGCGTTCCCGATATTGATGGGCATATCAAGACCCGTACATACTGCGAGTGAGCTGACGCGTCTTTACAAAATGTCAACACGTACGGTTGAGTTCGAAGGGCGTGAGTACACGACATACGAAGCAACGCAACTGCAACGGCGAATAGAAACGGCAATAAGACAGGCGAAAGACCGTGCTATATTGGCAGCGGCGGTTGGTGATGACATAACAAGGCGACGTGAGCAGATGCGTATAAACGCCTTGCGTGATAAGTACATGGAACTCAGTAAGAGATTTGGGTTGCCGGTTCGTGCAGATCGAATGCGTGTTAGTGGGTTCAGACCCGTGAGTGCAGGAATAAATTAGTTTGCCGCGTGAAAAATGTGGTATAATCTAAACAACAATTAAATAGGGAATTCAGAGTTTACCGCCTGAGACACGCATTTTGAAATAGATGCCGATGTCTCGGGCTTTTTTGTTTTAACTCCCAAAATTCCCTAAAAAATGATAGATGCCGACGGGCAGAAACGGAGTAAATCATGACTGAAGAAGTCAAAAGCACTGATGAAAATCAGGAAAACACTCAGGGTACTGAGGAACAAACGCCAAAAGGGGCGGAAAAAACATTCACGCAAGCGGAATTAGACGAAATCGTAAGCAAGCGCATTGCACGTGAACGCGCGAAAATGCCGAACGATGACGAACTAAAAGCTTTCAAGGAATGGAAATCATCTCAACAGACGGAAGCCGAAAAGGTCGCTGAGCGCGAGAGGTTGTATCAAGAGCAAAAAAAGCACAATACTGAGTTGCAAATGGAACTCGCCGTGTTGAAGGCAGGCGTTAGGGCCGACGCGGCCGACTACGTCATGTTCAAGGTCTCTCGCATGGACGAAAACAACGATTTTGATACAAACCTGAAGGCATTTCTGGCACTGGATGAGAACAAGAAATTTACAGACCCTGAAACCGTAACGGTGCAGGGCACGAAACACTCACCTTCCACTCCGGACACGATGTCAGGTGTCGAAAAGGCATTTTTGAAAAAGAACCCAGGGTTGAAGGTGGATGACTAACTAACAACTATGAGGTGAAATTATGGCTAAAACACACACTATGCAGGAACGATATTCAAGTCTTGTTCTTGCTAAACTGCGAGCCGATCTTGTTTTGAAAGACGGTATCGTTTTCAACAATGACTATGAAGGCAATCCAATTGCTGGAAAAGTCAAAATCCCTGTGCGCGATACTGAGGTTAGTGTTGGCGACTATGATGTCGCGACCGGTGCTTCTATCGCGCAAGGTGCAACCACTTACATGGACATTCTGGTGAACAAAGACAAAGCGGTTAATGAGTTGATTGATGGCTATGAGGCTGCTGCAGTCCCTGACAATTTGGTAGCAGACCGCCTTGACAGCGCGGCTTATTCACTGGCGCAGCGTATTGACAGCGATGGCGGCACGGAACTTTTGACCAGCGGCACCACCAACAACGTGTCGCAACTGACTAAGGATAATATCTACGGGGAACTTGTAGATATCCGCACTAAGATGTCAAAAGCCAATATCCCCACCACGCAACGTTACGCGTTGGTTACCCCTGACGTTTACGCGCTGGTTCTAAAATCGCCTGAATTTGTGAAGGCTTCCGAACTTGGCGATGCGGTGGTTCAAAGTGGCGCGGTTGGTCGTATCGCTGGCTTCACGGTCTACGAGTGGAACGACGCTACTCCTGGTTTGGCTTTTGTTTGCGGTCACCCGCGCTGGGCAACCCGCGTGAATGAATGGAGTGTCCCTGTTGCAGTAAAGGATTTGACGAACACTTACATCGGCGCATCCGCTGTTCAGGGGCGTATGGCTTATGCGCATAAGGTGACCCGCTCAAGTGCGGTTCAGGTGGTTTACTCCCCTGGCACACTGACTGTCACCGCGGCTGCTGGCACTGGTACTGGTGAGACCGCTCTCACGGTTACCGGCAACAGTGGTACCGCGAAATATCGCGTTAATCCAACAACGCGCGTTGTCTATGACCAGGCTGACACCGGCTTTACTGCCACGTCAACCAATCCAAAGCCGAGTGTTGGTGACATTATCGAAGTGGTTGACTTTGTATCGTCTAAGGCTAAAGCCGTGGCGTACATTGTTGTCACTGCTACCATGATTAAGTCATAACGATGGCTTATTTGACGTTCGCCGAGTACAAGTCTTACGACGGCACGCTGGACGAAACCGCGTTCCTGCGTCATGAGTTTATGGCGCGTGCAGTGATAGACCGCCATACATTCTGGCGTCTTAAAAATGATAACGAAGTGAGTGAGGCGGTAAAACGTCTCACTTACGAACTTATCAGGCTTTATGAGAAAGCCGACGCGCCACAGGTGCAGTCCGAAAGTAACGATGGCTACTCTATCAGCTGTCTCTTATACACATCTGA